TCGGCTTTTACTCTAGCGTAAAGAGCTTTATTTACAGGAACATTCACTACGCTTTTTACCTCCCTTCTTTTTCTTCTTCTTTTTCTTTGTAGTCGAGTGGTACATAGTAAAAATTAGGTAACTCTTAGTATATTCTAAACGAAGTCTGGCCTAATGTCTCTGGTTTTGCAAGGTTAAACTGTTGCAAACATAAATACCCAAAAGCATCAAACGCATGGTCTACTCCCAGGTTTTTGTTTGGTAAACCTGTATTTGGTGCATATGTAAGAGTTCTAAGTGCTTTTATTAATTCTTTACATCGTGGGTGGATAAATGTTCTGCGATTTCCGTTTGCATCATACAAGGCTGTATTTACTGATGTAATCTTATCTCTTATCTTCCAAGGAGATTTTGGACTCATAACTGTAAATCCACTCCTCCTGAGAATATTGTGGTCCGTAACTCCAACTCCACTCGTTTTTCTTGCACTACCCGTAGGGTCTGGACACGCAATAATTCGCCTGTCTACCCCGTATCTTCTGATAACCTCCTCCGCAAAATCCCAGGTTGTTGCACCACCCGTCAACATGATCTCATCAAATACATAAAGACAGTCGTTATGCTTGACCGCACAAATTCCTGCCATAGGGTCAACGTTAAAATCTAATCCCAAAATTAAAGGTAACATATGTAAATCCTCTACCTCACTGCTGATATTCTCGTCATTAAAACTTACTGCCACCAATCCCGTAAGATTTTCAAAACTTGCCTCAAATTCTTGCTTAAATGTTCTGCTATCTAATTGGGCCTTCGCAGCCTCGACTTCTTCTTCTGGAACATTACCCCCGTCTACCGTGGTAAAACTCCACCTTTTCCAATCTCCTGTAAGATCTTCTGGAACGTAACACCATAAATCGTAAAACCAACTGGCCGTGCCATCGGGTGTTGATATGAATAGTGCCCAACCCTGTTTATCTGCGAGGGCAGGTCGGATAACCTGGAACCATACGTCAGAATCCATAAATGCTGCCTCATCGAGTACAACACCAGCTAAACTTCGACCTCTTAGCGTGGTTGCATTTTCTGTTCCCTTTAATTCAATAAGTGAGCCGTTTATCAGTTCAATTTTTAAATCTGTTTCGTTTTTTGATTGAATCCATTCTCTTGGTACTAGTTTCTTTAATTCCTTCCAAGCAATGTCTTTTGCCATTCGATAGGTGGGTGCACAGTAGAAATATGTTTCCCCAGGTCTTTTTATCGCAGCATTTACAAGTTCTATACATGATAAATATGATTTTCCGAATCTTCTGCCAGCCACCAGTACTCTGAATCTGTTTTTTGCATTGAACACCTCCCCTTGGGCCCAACGCAATGTTAAGTTTTCTCGTGTTTTTACACTCATGTAGTACAAAATAACCCTAATTTTAATTTATTTTGTAGTTTTTATCGACTAATTTGCTATTTTAAGGTTATTATTCAATTAATAACATAAGTTTCAGTCCGTGACAGAAGCAATCCT